TGGGTGCGGTCGTGCTGGGCGGAACCAGCAAGGGTTCGCGCTCGCGCACGCAGGTCCACGAGGGTCCGTTCGTCGGCACGTCCGCCACCGTCCAAGATCCAGGCGAGGTCGAACTGCCCGCGTACACCGGCAGCGCGCCCCTCGCTCGAGTCCAGCTCACCGTCCGACACCACATCTCGTGGCGCGTGCGGTTCGAGAACCTCGACGGGTTCGTGTGGTGGGGGCAGAACGGCTGGGGATACCCCACCGTCTACTCGTACCCTTGGTTCCACAACGAGCAAGGCGGCGTGACCATGTTCGGTCTGCCAAGCTGGTCCATCCTGCAATGCTCGCTGCCTACGCTGCAGGAGTACGACGGAGTCTTGGACTACGCAGGAATGTCGGGCGTCACCAGCACCGTGCTGTGGGACTATTGCGCGCAACCGGACTACTGGACGACCACGACCTACACCATCACGGAACCCTACGCGCTCGCGCCGTTCCGCGACCCCGATGGCGTTGCGAGCTTCGACATCCGCCCCATGGCCTGGGTGCAGGAAGATGTTGGCATGATGGTGCCAACGGCGGGCAGCCTGGCTTCGCAGCTCGACTGGTTCGCGTGGGACGTGATCGTCGACCGCGTGCAGTACAACTAGGCCGGCGGCGGGCGCTTGAGCGGCACGGACGGCGGGCGCTTCTTCACCGGCGCCGGCATCACCGTCGCAGTCAAGGCCATGGTGGCGTTCAACTTGCGAACGTCCCAGTCGGCCTCGTTGCCGTAGCGGTGGATCGCCGCGTCGCAGGCATCCATCTGCGACATGAACGGCCCGTACAGCTCGCCCCGCCGCACGATCACGAACGCCTCGTTGATCTCGTACTCCGTCACCTTCGAGCCCCCTTGAGCTGCTCGATCTCGAGCGACGCCCTCTCCGCACCAGGCCATTCCGGCACGAACCCGTTCACCCGCGAATGCCACTTGTACCACTCGTCGCGCAGATCGTCGCCCGCCTCGTGCGGCGGCTGACCGCGCCTGACGCTCTGCGCGCTCGTCTGCCGCGACTTGACGCCGAGTTGGTTCCATTGCCCAAGGAGCACCGTCGGCGACGCGCTACGGGCCAGCCAAGCGTCCTGGGAGTCAAGCATCGCCGTCATGCGTGCCTTGACCTCGTCCTCGGTTCCCATCTTGAGGAGTTTCGAGACCGCGACGGCGTCCTTGGTCTGGATCTGGTAGCGGGTGCCGCGAGTGCGCAGCCACTCCTTCTCCCACCACTGAATGCAATTTGGATGGGGAGCCGAAGCGAGCTTGCGAGCTTCCCCCTCGGGAGAGGTGGGAGAGGGGGAGAGAGGAGAGGTGTTAATAGGGGGTGTGGGGGAAAGAAGAGGAGAGGGAGAGGGGGAGGGGAGGTCACACCCTGTAGGGCGTGACACGGTGTGACGTCGCTTTTGCTGTCGCTTGGCCGCCGCCTGCCGCTTCTCGTTCTCCGCCTCCTGCATCCGCGCCACGAACGGCGACACCCACCCCTGGTCCGTCCGGGCGAGGATGCCCGTCACCTGCTCCCACGCCTGGTGGAAATCCACGCACAGCCGACCGTACAGCCGCTCGAAGTACAACTCGTCGTCGGGGATGAACCCATGCTCGAGCTGCCACACCACCAGCTCCGCGAACAGACCACGAGCCTCCAGGCTCAACAGCGCAACCTCGGGATTGCGCCAGAGTTGCGTTGTCATCTTGCTCCACTTCTTGTTTGTCATAATACTACCTTGAATGGGGACGGGGCGTAGTGTACGCTGCGTATCGTCAAGGTCAACACCAATCACCCTAGAACGCTGCGCAGTAGGCACGCCCATGAAGAAGCGGTTCGCGAAGACGGTCAAGAGCCCCACCACTGGCCGCACTCGCACTGTCCGCTACGGGCAGTCAGGCTCGAGCATCAAGCCTGGGACGCCCAAGGGCGATGCCTACTGCGCGCGGTCTCTCAAGATCAAGGGCGACTGGAAGTCCGACCCCAACAGCCCCAACAACCTCAGCCGCAAGAAGTGGCGCTGCAAGGGCGCCAAGTCGATGCGGTAGCTTGATCGTGCATCTCCAGTGCGAGAGTCGGGGATGCACTGCTAGGAGAAGCAGGCGGGTCGGCGTGATGAGCGCCGGCCCGTTTCAAACCATGGACGACATCCAGAAGAAGGAGAAGCTCCGCCTGTACATGCGCGACTACCGCAAGCGCATGAAGGAGTCCAAGCGGTGCATCGCCTGCGGAATCCCCGTCACCGACGGCAGGACGATGTGCCCCGACCACCGCGAGAAGACAAGGCAGAGGAACCGCAGGTCCAACCGCCTGCGGCGCCTCGACGCCAGCCCCTTCGTCGGTGAGCTCGCCACCCAGCTCGAACTGCGCCGGCAACTGACCAACAAGTTCAACGAACTCATGGACACGCTCGTCGGCGAGATCTCCGAGTGCGACACGCGCATCGCCATGATGATCGACACGCACAACTCCCACCTCGTGTCCATGCGCGACAAGCTCAAGGTCGAGCAAGGCTGATGTTCAAGCCGCCCGATCCCGCGACCCTCGCCTCGCTCCAGAAGCGCGTCGACGAGGCCAGCGAGGATCCCCAGATCCGCGACAACCACCTGTACGCCGGACTGTTCGACAGGACATCCGGCGTGTACGGAGACGCCGCATCCTCGCCCGAGTTCGTCCGCGACGCGCATGGAGCCAGGCTCGTGCGCACGCGACTCTCCCGCCGCGAGTGGATCGAACGCTACTTCCCCATCCGCGACAAGGCCGGCAAGATCGGGCCACTCAAGCTCAACCGCGCGCAACGCAGGCTCGAGACGTGGATCCTGCAGATGGAGATGGCCGGCGTGCCCGTGCGCATCATCATCCTCAAGGCCCGCCAGATGGGCTTCTCCACCTACGTGCAAGCCTGCATGTTCGAGAAGCTCCTGCGCGAGAAGAACTTTCGCGGGCTCATCATCGCGGACAACAAGGATCGCTCCAAGCTCCTGCTCCAGATCGCCGAGACCGCCCGCACCTCGATGGTCAAGACCAGAACCCAAGCGGGGGAAACGGTCCACTGGGACTTCAAGATGAAGTCCAAGGCGACCAGCTCGCTCGTATGGACAGACCCGATCCGTGGAGAGATCCACGTCACAAGCGCAGAAACCCCCGAGCCAGGTCGCGGTGGAACAAGGACGATGGTCCACTTGTCCGAGACCGCGCACTGGCCCGACGCCGAACGCAAGCAAGCCGGCGTGATGGCTTCGCTTCCTACGTTGCCAGGCACCTACGGATTCGACGAGAGCACGGCCAATGGCGACCAAGGGAAGTTCCGTGACGACTTCTGGCGCGCGTGGAAGCAGCGCGACATCGACTTGTTCGAACGCACCGATCCATGGCACGCCGTGTTCTTCGCCTGGTGGGAGCACGACGAGTACCACTGGACGCGCACCTACGGATCGGGACGCTCCATCCCCGAGAAGCTCGCCGAGCAGATCAAGAACAGCCTCGACGAGGAGGAACGCTGGCTCTTGAAGCAGACCTACATCCGCCGCTGGAGGAGCGACGACCAGTGGCGGCAGGTGCCGGCCAAGCAGGGACGCAAGCTCGTGTTCGACGAAGATGGCAAGTTCACGACCAAGACCGCCCCCGTCGACAAGCCGCACAAGTGGTGCCGCGTCGGAGTCGGACTCGTGCCCGTCTCCATCGACCAGCTCGCGTGGCGCAGGCAGAAGCTCTCCGACAAGGAGATCGCCAACGACCTGATGCTGTTCAACCAGGAGTATCCCTCCCGCCCGCAGATCGCGTTCATGTCCACCGGCAGGCCGGTCTTCGACATGGACTGCATCGACAGGATGCTCGCGCTCGCGCGCGACAACCCGCCGCGCTTCGTCGGAAGCATGAGGGTCGAGGAGTGAAGTACCTGTCCGTGTGCAGCGGCATCGAGGCCGCGACCGTCGCGTGGCACCACTTGGGCTGGGAACCCGCCGGCTTCGCCGAGATCGAGAAGTTCCCCGCGCAGGTGCTCGCGCACCATTATTCTCGAGTCCCCAATTTCGGAGATCTGACGGAGCATGATCAGTGGCCCCTCGAGCCTAGAGCAGTTGACCTTCTGGTCGGAGGAACTCCCTGCCAAGCCTTCAGCGTCGCCGGACTGCGGCGAGGCATGGACGATGCGCGTGGTCAGCTCACCCTTGAGTTCGTCCGACTGGCTGCACGACTACGTCCGCGCTGGGTCGTCTGGGAAAACGTCCCTGGCGTCTTGTCCAGCGGAGGAGGACGGGACTTTGGTTCCTTCCTCGGCGCGTTGGGCGAACTCGGGTATGGGTACGCCTACCGCGTGCTGGACGCTCAGTACTTCGGAGTGGCCCAGCGCCGCCGTCGTGTGTTCGTTGTCGGATACCTTGGAGACTGGCGTCGTGCCGCGGCGGTTCTTTTTGAGCGCGAAAGCCTGCGCGGGAATCCTCCGCCGCGCCGAGAAGCGGGGCAAAGACCTGCCGGAGCTTCTGTCGCAGGCGCTGCGTCAGGTCGCCAGCATGCAGCCAAATGGCCCGCGGAAATTGCCTGCACCCTGAACACACGATACGGCGACAAGCAGGGTCTTGAAGACCAACACGCGTTTGGCGGCGCATCGTTGTTCGTGCCGGCGGTCGGCACCGACTGCTACAACGGAAGCGTGACTGGCGATGTTGCAGCGACAATTGGCACTCCAGGTTCGTCTGTGAACGCTTCGGGGCCAACGGTGATGGTGGCGCAGCCCGCGGTGGCGTTCCATGAAAACCAAAAGGGAAAGGTAACTCTCAGCGACACGGCTGGCAGCTTGACAGGAGGCGGCGGCAAGCCGGGCCAAGGGTACCCAGCAGTGATGCAGCCCATCGCGTTCAAGCCGGGGCAGTCTGCCGCAGCGCGGTCGCTTG